GAACCAGACTTGGCCAATGGAAACATATCCTCCGAGAAAGTCGGTGAATATAGCGTATCATACGCCGACAAAGAGAAGGTTGAAGCAGATTACCAAAGCAAGTGTATAAATGTAATTTATGACACTCTTGCAATGACCGGTTTGCTGTATCGGGGGTGCTGACATGATTACCAATGCAGATATGACGCTTTACTCGTGCAGTAAGGATGGTAAGTATACTCGGAAAGTGATATACGGCGTATTCTGGCAAGAGGTCAAGCAATCGCTAATCGAGAAAACCGGATTAACTTCAGCAGATTCTATAAAGGTGTTTATACCGATCGGCAGTGCTCCGGACGGCTTGAATTTTACTACAAGCAAAGACCTAGTTATCAATGGAGAGGTATCAACCGAGTTTAACAATACTTCTCCACAGACGATATCGGCATCATTAACGGCTCTTAAGGCTGCGCACGATGTATACACAGTCACAGTAGCAGATGGAAAGCTTTATGGTAGTTCAATCATGCAACATTACCAGATATCAGGCAGGTGATAATATGGAGTTCGCTGGAAAGTTTGAAATGAATGATCTTAATAAATTACTGCACGACAGAGGACTTTTACCAAACGAGAAGGTGCAAAAATACGTAGATCAGGAAGTAATACGGCTTATGGATCCATATACACCGAGACTTAATGGCGTACTTACAAAGTCCACAACCATTGGCACTAAAATAGGAACCGGAGAAATACACCAGAACACTCCGTATGCAAGATACCATTATTACGGTAAATTAATGGTTTCTTCCCTTACCGGTAGTGCTTGGAGCCACGGAGAGAGCAAGATATTAACCGATAAAGACATGAACTATAACGGAGCACCAATGAGAGGCCCGTATTGGTTTGAACGAATGAAAGCCGATAAAAAAGAGCAGATCCTCAGAGGAGCTCAGAAGGTTGCAGGTGGTCAATGAACATAGTTGAGTTGGTAAGGCAGATATTAACAGGTTATCCACAGATATCCGACCTATCCGGCGGCGTTCATGTGGATTTCACAGAGCCGATTGTTGGCAATTGTGGATTATATCCCACGGGTGACCAGCTTCTTAAAGAAGATATAATCGGCAATCAGGAAAGACAAAATAATTTTGTGCTATATGCAATCTTCCAAAGTCTAAACGACTACGAGAGGATGGCAAATAGCACTTTTTTATTAGACTTGGCGTATTGGCTCGAACATGCAGCCGAGAACCAATCAATTGAGGTAACTATTAACGAGCGAACTGTAACCGGCACACTGACGAAACTCAGTAGTGCAAACGGAATGTTGTATGGATATCAGGACGGAACTCTAACCGGTCCGGTAACTTACCAGTTGCAGATTTATGCTCAATATCATTTAGAAAGCGAGGTATTGTTGTGACAGGAAAAATTGCTAGAAAGTGGATGGCTAATTATATTGATACAGATGCGACCCAGCTGGCACCTAATTATGTTAGGCTTGGCGCGGATCTCGAAGAATTCATCACAGAAATGAATGCAAACGTCGAGACAAAGAAGAATATACTCGGAGAGTCAACGACCAGCATTGATGGCTATGAGCCTCAATCATCGGTCGAGCCTTATTATGCAGTTGTAGGCGATCCTATGTTCTTACGGTTACAGAAGATTTATGACGAGAGACTAACTCTTGATGATCTTAAAACCCATGTTCTTGAAGTGCATCTATGGGAAGAAGTTTCAACAGGTGTTTATGTGGCTTATCGCGAGGATGCGATCATTGAGATCGTATCTGGTGGTGGCGACACAACCGGTTTGCAGTATCCCTTTAATCTTCACCATATTGGCAGTCGTATTAAGGGTACATTTACACTTGCAACCAAGACATTTACCCCTAGTACCGGAGTTCTCGGAAAGCTTCAGATTGAAGTGATTAAGGGCGGTACCGTTACAACCACTAAGGTATCCGATGTTATAGGTGAGCCTGCAGGTTCTTCGTTGTATTACAAAGTTGGAGCAAGCTTGACAGCCCCGGCATACGGAGAAGCTAGCACCGGGTATACAGCATTAACAACAGGCACAACCATTACAACGGCTGCAGGACAGTTTATCGTAGTTGTTGCTGTTAATACAACTGTAGTAGCTGCATCCGATATCGTTCCGGTTGTAGTAGGAGCTTAATCAACCAATTAGTATTAGTTTGTGGGTGGCGGTTACCTCCTTCCCGTCACCCAATAGAAGGAGGCTAGGAGATGGGCAATATACAGAATTTGAATTTTGATGATGGTTTTAAGAGATTTACAATCAACGGAGATCCCAACAAGGTAATTATGATTAATCCGTCCGATTTCGGTATTATCGAGCGTATTAATGATGCTTACAAAATGATTGATGATGCTTCAAAACTCACAGATGATGTAGAACTTAAGGCTGATGGTTCGCCGGTTGAAGAATTAGGCAAGGCTGCAGAAGTCGTTAAAGGGTTCAGAGAAGCAATCAATAACGCAATCAACTATATCTTTGATGGTGACATTACAAGTGTTGCATTCGGCAACCAAAGCCCTTTAAGTCTAGTTGGTGGTGTGCCATTGTATCAAAGATTTATGAATGTTGTAATTCCGGTTATTAAGAAAGAAATCGAGTCCGAGATGCAAGCGAGTCAGAAACGGATCAGTAAATATACATCGCAGGTGAAGTAATATGATTGGTTACCTGCCAAGAAAACTAAATATAAACGGAACAGACAGAGCTATTCGGAGTGATTACCGGGTGGCTCTTTTGATATTCCAAGCTTATAACGATACCGAGCTATCAGAAGAAGAGAAAGTACAGACCATGATGGAATGTCTGTATGAAGACTACGAGAACATCCCCACTGAAGATTGCCAAGAGGCAGCCGACAAAGCTGTGTGGTTTTTGGATGGCGGCAGCACCTCAGAAGAGGACTCAAAGCACCAGCAGTCTAAGAAGGTTATGGATTGGGAACAGGATGAACAACTAATCTTTTCTGCCGTGAACAAAGTAGCAGGTTATGAAACCAGAGAAAAGGAATACATGCATTGGTGGAGTTTCCTCGGATTCTTCAATGAGATAGGCGAAGGGCTGTTTTCAACCGTAATCAATATACGCCAAAAGAAGAACAAAGGCAAGAAACTTGAAAAGCATGAACAGGAATTCTACAGGGAGAACAAATCATTGATTGACATTAAAGTGAAGCTCACACCTGAGGAACAGGCTGAAATAGATTACTGGAATGAACGTCTGAAATAGAGAGGGGTGATTAATACGGCTGATGGTAATTTGAATTTTGATACCAAAATAGACACTTCCGGCTTTGAAAAGGGCGAAGAAAGCTTAAGAAGTAAGGCTGCTAAGTTAGCGGCAGAATACAGAAAGCAAGGAATGAATTCTTCCGATGCGTTCAAAAAGGCATGGTCAGAGATTGAAAGAACGTCTAAACCTGCAGCGCAGAAGACCGCGAAACACTGGGGCGACGCTACCAATACGATTAAGTCACAGGCAGATGGATTAAAAAGCGCATTAGCTGGATTAGGGAGAACCTTGATAGCTGCTCTTTCAGTGACCGCAGTAATAAGCTTCGGCAAACAGGCTATTGACATAGCTTCTGACTTGGCAGAAGTTCAAAACGTAGTTGATACAGCATTTGGTGATATGTCGTATAAAATAGAGGAATTCGCCAAAACATCTATCGAAGACTTTGGATTGTCCAGATTGGCAGCAAAGCAGATGTCATCTACCTACATGGCAATGTCAACCGGTATGGGGCAGATGGCCGGAGTAGCCTCAGATATGGCAGTTGATATCACTGGTAGGCTGGGTGATGTAATGTCATTTTACAATAAGACAGCATCCGAATCGGACACCATCGGTAAAGCGATTTATACCGGAGAGACTGAACCACTAAAGGCAATCGGCGTTGTTATGACAGAAACCAATCTGAGTGCCTATGCATTATCGAAAGGTATGTCAAAGGCTTATAGTGAAATGAGCTCGGGAGAAAAACTCCTCGTTAGACAGCAATTCTTCCTTGATAAAACCAATCTGGCAGCTGGTGACTTCGTGAAGACTTCCGGGTCATGGGCGAATCAGACCAGGGTGTTATCTGAGAGATGGAAAGAGTTCATGATCATCCTGGGAAATGGGCTGATCCAAGTACTCACACCGGTAGTGAAGTTTCTGAATACAGCACTCTCGTACATGATAGAGTTTGCAAATACAACGGGTAAAGTATTATCATCGGTATTTAATCTGAGCTCTGCCACCGGAACCACAGCAAAGAATACGGCAGCCATTGGCACGGGATCAGAGGATGCAAGCTCTGGACTTGCAGACATGGGGAAAGCTGCTAAGAAAGCATCCAAAGATGTAGGTAACACAGCTGGGTTTGATAAGCTCAATAATACGACCGAAAACATTGCGGATAATTCATCAAGTGCAGCAGATGCAATATCCGGTATAGGAACAGGTGGTGGTGTTTATGGCGCAACTGTCAAGGTAGATTCTGATACATCACCTCTCGAAAAAGGATTGTCAGGCGCCATGGGCGATATCAAAACGGCACTGGCTGGATTTAATACATGGGTTGTTTCAAGTTTTGCGCCAATCTTCGCAGGAATATGGACTGATCTGCAGGCTCCTATATCAAACTTTAAAACGATAATGTCTAAAGTGTTTACTGATATCAAAACCCTTGGTCAACCTTTGCTTGATTATTTCACTGGTCCGTACACTACATACCTTCAACAGGCATTCAAAACAATCGGGGTGATCGCGGTAGGGCTGTTCGATACATTCAATATGGTTTTTGCTGACATATGGAACATTGCTGTGTTCCCTATGATTGAAAAATTCATCACTGTAATCCTTCCAATCATGACTGAGTTCGGGACTGAGGTATGGAAAACCCTTCAGACTATTTTCGAATCAGTTAAGACAATATTTGATATGATCTGGAAAGATGCAATAGCACCGGCTCTGAAATTAGCCACTAAAATCTGGCTGGACTTCGTTGATATTCTAGCCGAGTTCTGGAATAAGTGGGGTGCTCCAATATTTGAAAACATTCGTAAAGCATGGAAAACCACTACAGACCTATTTGTTACGCTATGGAAAACCACTTTAAAGCCGATTTGGGACACTTTCATGAAGACAATGGATAAATTATGGACAGAGCATCTTAAACCTCTTCTTGCAAACTTTATGGACTTTGTGGGCGAGTTTGCGAACGGTGCTCTTGAAATCTATAATAAATTTATCGCTCCGTTGGTTAAGTGGTTTGTTGAAAAACTTGGGCCTCCGATATCGAAGGTAATCTCGGGGCTGATAACATTTATCGGCGATTTCCTTGGCGGCGTAGTTGATGCTGTGAGCGGCATTATAACAGCCTTAAAAGGCATTGTTCAGTTTATCACTGGCGTATTCACCGGCGACTGGAAAAAGGCGTGGGAAGGTGTTAAGAACATATTCAAGGGCGTATTTGACGCACTTGTTGGAATTGTAAAGGCCCCGATTAATTTGATTATCGACCTAATAAATGGGATGATCTCTGGCATTGTTTCCGGATTAAACGCCATGATTGGCGCGGCTAATAAAATCAGTATTACCGCCCCTGAGTGGCTTGGTGGTAAAACGTACGGGATACAGTTAAAAACGATTACCGCTCCAAAAATCCCTAAGTTTGCAACTGGTACAGTGGTTCCTGCTAATTACGGCGAATTCCTTGCGGTTCTTGGAGATAACAAACGAGAAACAGAGGTGGTATCCCCTATATCCACAATGAAACAGGCATTTAAAGAAGCTATGGCCGAGATTGGCGGTTCTGGTTCTGGTGAACTCACGGTTAATGTTTATATTAGCGGAAAACAGGTTCATGCAGAAGTGGTAAAGCAGGATAAAGAATACAAAAAACAGAACGGCGAATCAGCATTTGCTTAGGAAGGAGGTTGTTCATGAGTTTTGAAGGTAATTATATTTATGTTAGCAATACTGCATTTCCAAACAGCCTCCTCGCATTCGAGGGCTATTCAAATACTCCATGTATTAGGATAGATAAAAACAGCTACAGGGATGGAAAAGGCAAATTACACAGGACTATTCTTCCTGAGAAGCCAAGCACAATCTCTATTAAGACGATTGACGGCTTCTCTTACGGTCAAAAGTTAATCATGAAAGCATTTTTTATTCCCCGTGACTTAATTACTATAAAATACTGGAACGACGAAACAGACGATTATGAAATAGCTCAATTCTACGTACCGGAAATAAAATATACTCACAAATATCAGAAGAATGGCGTCCCTTATTATAATGCCTTGGAAATAGAATTTATTGCATATGGAGGGGATCAGTAATGGTAAATGTAAGCGATGCCTTAAAAACCATATTCAAGAACGATATGTTCCCTCTAAGCCCAACAATCGCAGACAAGGACATAGAAGCAGTATTCCAATCCATCTCATTGACAGTTGGAACGGATCAGTTTGCGGTTGACAAAGGAGATTTAGAGATAAGTGAAAGCATATGTACTGATGGAGATTTAAAGTTTGGTAAGTGTAATTCATCATCGGTTAAATTCACGGTTGCAGATGTTTCGGACGATATCAAAGGTAGAGAATTTTCACTTAATCAAACAGTAAATTCTGGTGGCGCATCTTATCCCGTGCCTCTCGGAATATTCAAAGTTGACTCAGCGAACAAGCAAGGCGATTTGAGATTTAAGGATATTGTTGCTTATGACCGGATGAGAAAAGTTGATATCGATGTAACTCCATGGTACAATTCACTCTTCCCAATCGGAACTGAGACATACACCCTAGCACAGTTTAGAGCCTCATTCCTGGCTCATACAGGGATCACAGAGGACACAAGTAAATTACCATTACCCAACGACTCAATGACCGTCACAAAGACGATTGAGCCAGCTTCTCTCTCTGGGCGAATGGTAGTCGAAGCCATAGAAGAAATCAACGGAGTATTCGGACACATTAATCGGTCCGGACAATTCACCCACATAATCCTTAAGCCAGCATACGGCGATTATCCAACCAACGATTATCCAACCAATGACTATCCGATCTCTGAAGATGACACTTCATTTGTAACCGCTGGATATGTAGATGAAACCATCACGGAATCCATGCGTCAGGGCGTACATTTCGAAGAATACACGGTAAAAGAGATTGATAAACTAATCATCCGCACAGATGACGAAGACATAGGGTCTATCGTTGGGACCGGTACGAATGCATATATCATTCAAGGAAATTTCTTGGTATTCGGAAAGGGCGCGGCTGAACTTGCTACCATTGCAAGGAACGCCTTTGGATACATGGCTAAGCGTCCGTACAGACCATACGAAAGCGAAAGTATAGGATTGCCTTACTTGGAGCCCGGGGACATGATAAAACACGACCAGATGGAGCCTGTCATCGGGTATATATTCAGCCGTACTCTAAAAGGAATTCAGTCCTTGCGAGACGAATACAGTGCATCAGGGAGCCAAGAACTTCCTCAGAATACAAGTCGGAATGTAGAAATAGAAGTTCTTAAACGCAAGGCTACCACGATCAAGAAAGATGTAGACGGTGTAAGAGTAGAGGTATCAGATTTAGCAGCCGAGACTTCTACACAGTTTGAGCAGACCGCCAATTCAATTGGGTTAAAAGTAGCGAAAGCGGATATAATTCAATCAATCAACCTGTCCACGGAAGGACTAAAAATCGATGTAACCAAGCTTGACATAACCGGGCTTGTAACAATTACATCGTTAAATACTCCCGGGAGTGTAGTTATAGACGGCGGCAATCTCAAAGCCGGGACAGTTGTAGCAGATACGGTTAGGGCTGGATGGGTCTATGCTAATGATATAAGCGCAAATCAAATCAGCGCAGGCGGAACAATAAGTGGCGTTACATTCACTACAACGGGGGCCTATGGTACGGTAACTCTAACCGATGGCAATATGGTTGCAGATTCTGCGTCTATAGACAATCTCGTTATACCTACGCAGTTAGTTATAGGGTCAATACAGATGTTTGCCTATGATGGTAGTGCAAGCTTTCAAAAAATTACATGCTACAATGTTAACGGGGGAACCCCTGTGACATCTGTAAACATCAGTAGCCAGGCTGTGGGCTACGCAAATAGCTCGGGCAGTGTTTCTTCTATTAGCGGACACTACACGAGTGAAATCACTGCATCTGACACCGGTTACGGAAATATTGATTTGCAAGGGTTTGACAATGCGGCAGGTGTTAATTATGTTCAAGCGAATTACCAGCCAATAAGCCCTTCAGACATAAGGTTAAAGCATAATATTTTACCGCTGGATAACATCTTAGATGAACTGTTTTATTCGCTTAAGCCATACCAATTCAAATATAAAACAGATACCTATGGTGACGGAGTGTTTTTTGGATTGATAGCACAACAGTTAGAAAACGCATTTCTTTCTTACGGTCTTAACCCCTATGATTACGATTTAATAGAAGTAAAGGACGTTAAGAAGTATACGGATGACGGATATTACGTGAACGATAAAACCCACAGAATACATTATAACAATTTCATCGCATGGTTGATTAAAATGGTTCAAAAGCAAAACGAACGCATTGTGCACCTCGAGAATATTATAAAATAATTAATAAAATGTAAAAATGTTGAAATAATAACATTATTATGGTATTGTTTGCATAGGAGGTGCATATAATGAAAAAATTATTAGCGGTTATTTTAGCAATAGCATTATCGATGACCACAAATACCGCATATGCGGGATATGTGATGGATAGTAACGGAAAGTATGTATTAAGCGAAGATAGTTACACACAAGACGGAAAAATTAAAACAACATCGTTACATGAAATATATGGCAACACAGACACGGTATATAATTCTGAAATAGACAAAGTCGACCAAGCAATTAGTAAGCTTCCTAAATTGACCTTTAGCGGAGCCGATGATAAAACGGTAACTGGAACAGTGACCTATACAAATCAAAACGAGATAAAACTTGGAGATTTTGACCTGCAATGGACATTTACTCCAGACGATCCGAAATATGAGGCTCATACCGGTGCATTCCAGTTTTACATCTGGCCCACTGAAACAGAAGAGCAAAAAGGCAAATTGCCAGATCCGGAACCAGAGCAACCCACAACCCCATCCCTCACAGCAACCACGGTTCGACTAACAACACTTACCGCATACGATATCAATCTTGACAATAAAGTATCAGGTTCCTTGTATAGCTGGACAAGTTCTGATACAAGCGTAGTTGATGTAAGCAAAGGTGGACTTCTGAAAGCCAAGAAAGAGGGAGCCGCAACAATCACGTGCGACATAGTTTATCCTGACGGCGGTCAATCCTCACTATCTAGTCTGGTAGCCGTAGGATTTGACGAGAACGCCCCGTTATTGACTGAAACGAGCTTAGATTTAGAGACAGGCGATGTATTTGATATCAATCTTGAAAATAAGGTTGCTAAGTCAAAATACAGATGGGTATCGTCAGATAAATCCATTGTCAAGGTTAGTTCTCCATCAGGCAAGGTAACAGCCATGAGCGAGGGTGAGGCATATGTAACATGCACGATCACCACACCGGAAAAGCAAGTCATTGTTTTAAGATGTGACATCAGTGTAACGGCACCAAAAACAGTAACCGAATAACTTAATAATCAAAGGGCAGAGCCGAAAGGTATCTGCTCTTTTTATGTGCAGAAATGGAGGATATATGGACTACTACGGATATACGGAGGAACAATTCAACCGAATGGTAGAGCTTTTCAATAAGATTAGCATAACCGGGATAAATCAAATTGAGGATTACCACGAAGCAACCGGGATTCTAAGACATCCAGTTAAACTCAATGTTAAACAGGAGGAGAAAAAAGATGCCAATTAATTACGAACCAATCAATTATCAAAATGCTCCGTCCACCGCAACCCCAAGAAATGCATATAATCTGAATAAAACTGATCAGGCAGCAAAGCAAGCGTGCGATGGGGTTGATGCTATAAATGCTGATTTAGCATCTAAAATACTTCCCATATACGGCAATACGCTGGCAGTTGGTACAGATTTTAATACCTTGAAATCCGCAGCTATTTATGACTATCAAGGAAACTTATCTTACATAAATGCTCCCGCAAGCGGAGAATATGGCATACTTGAAGTTGTTAAGTTAAATATATTTATACTTCAAAGAGCCACAAATGTAGTAGCAAATACCATCAAGCACCGCACTTCGTATGATAATGGGGTGTCATGGACGACATGGGCATAAACTATAAGTTAACTCATTAAATCAAAACCATAACGGTCTATTTTTTATACATAGAAAGGAGTTTTATGGAAAAAATCAGATTGTCTAACGGTCAAGAATTTGATCTTAGACCACTCGGGATCAACTCGAACGATATACGTAAAACAAGATTATTCAAATTTACTTCAGAGCTACCCATCGGGGAAATTCAAGCAATGTTCCGCAATAGCGAAAATATATCATCCATAGACCACTTATTATCCACCGGAACGCTTAGAGGTAATTTTAGCGATTGCGTGGCTTATAAATCACTCTCACATGATGACAGCAATGTTTACACGGTGGAATTATCAACGGATTCTATCGAGCGTGAGGTAATGGAACTTAGAATGAAAGTTGCGAAGCTCGAAGAGGCTCAGGCAATCGCAGAAGAACCGGAAGCCTAAGGAAGAAGGTGCAATATGCAGCAGTTAGAATTTATCATACAGGGGCAGATATTAAAGCGAGTCGATAGCATAAAGTTAGTCGAAAACTCTCGTGGATACGTCAAGGCTCATTTCGCTTTACCATCTGATTACTCAGGGACCATATCGGCATATTTCAAGAGACTTCAAGACGGTGTATGGGTCGGATCTCCCGTAACCGTAGACAGAGCAACCGGACTGTGCGATATTCCTGACGATATTTTAGTAGACGGTAAAATCTATGTAGGATTACAATCGACGGATACCAATATTGATATACCGACCAATGCGGAGATGATTGACATATTACCATCTGGCGTACCAAAGGAACTCTTGCCAAGTCCAGACGGAACGGTAAATGATTATCAAGATTTCGTATTGAAGCATACGGAAGTAGTTGAAAAGACAGCGATTGTGATTGATAATGCCACAGCTGCAGCATTATCCGAAGCGTATGCATATGATAGCGAAGTCAACGCAAAGGCAAGCGAGATGGCAGCTAAAACATCGGAGGATAACTCCAAGGCGTCCGAAACCAACTCGGCAAGTTCAGCATCTACGGCAACAACCAAAGCAGATATCGCAACCACAAAAGCATCCGAAGCGTTAACAAGTGCTACTAATGCCGCTACATCGGCAACCAGTGCAGCGTCGTCTGCATCAACAGCCACAGCCAAGGCAAGCGAAGCTAGCACAAGCGCAACAAATGCGGCGACAAGTGCGACCAATGCGGCGAACACTGCTACGGAAGCCATTACGGCAAGAACAAGCACGGTCAAAAACAAGGTTTTCGATTCGTTGGATTTAAGGCTTGAAGATATTGAATATGGTTCAGATACGGCTATTGTCGATATTAAAACAGGCACCTCCATCCAATCTACAGTAGCAGATGATTATATCGCAGAGTTAAAAATTGAAGGTGCTACGACGGTTACAAAGGCTAATCCGGCTTTTGATATATCTCCTGATAATGTAGCAACGATTGTGAGCACAATCAATTTTAACGTTACTGCATCAAACAGCGATGCAAGTAAAAACAATTCAATTAACGTCACACAGGAACTCCGCAAGCTTCCCAATGGTGCAACCGATGTAATAGAAAAAGGCACGGACGGCAAGTGGTATAGCAACCCCAAAACTTCCGTAAAAAATGTTAATGGTACTGAAAACTGGTTGCTTCATGCGACACAGCCAACAAATACTTCGTTAGCTCGGTTTTCTCTTGTTGATTCCTCTGTTAAGTTTTCAAGTTCATTGCTATGCACTCACTTTAAGTATAACGGTGTTCTTAATAGTGGTGGAACCATAGAGGCTGAGGGAATTGCATCGCATTCGGCAACAAGTCAATTTAATTTAATCATTACGAAGAGTAGATTAAGTGGTTGGAGTGATGGATTGTCAAATGCAGAAAAGCAAACATTATTCAAGAATTATATGGCGGCTCTTAACATGAAAATCATATACGAACTGGCGACTCCCATACCGACCGTAACGTCAGATGTCAAGCTTGTATCCTACAAAGGATCAACTACTATTTACTCAACTTCCAATCCGCAAGCAAACATAACAGCAACCTTTAAATCCAGACTTGCCAATGCTTACTCAGTCCTAATGGCTGAAATAACCAAAATTAAGCAAGCGATCATAGCATTAGGAGGTACAGTGTAATGTCAAATTTTTTATCCGAATGGTTAAGGGATAACCTCATACAGTCATGCAGAGAAAGAAGCTTCACAGTGGCTCAGGTCAATTTGATGACTTTTAAGTACAAGGAGGATACAAAACTCACAGAAGAGGATTTCAACCTTGTTATGGTGGTCACAGTAGAGGTGCAAGCCGAGATTGATGCCGAGTTAGAAGCACAGAGATTGGCTGAAGAGCTGGCTAATTTGCCGACCGAGGAAGAAATAGTTTAGTCACAATCGGTTGAAACACGGACGCAACTAAATAACAAAACCATAGAGCCAAGGCTTACGCTGAGGCTCTTTTATTATAAGGAAAGGATGGTATATCATGTAATGACAAATGGAACTGCTACTTTAATCTCAGTAATAGCACTAATCGTCACTATCATATCGGTAGCATTTGCAATCTATTTCGGGCTGAAGGGGGCAAGACGTAACGATAATACCGACATTGAAAAGAAAGCCTACGAACAAGCGAGTATCAATGTAAAGCTTGACCAAATCGGCGGTGATGTTAGAGATATAAAATATGATGTCACTGGGGTCAAGAAAGACTTTCAATTATTAAACGAAAGAGTAATTAAGGTAGAGGAATCGGCAAAATCAGCACACCATCGTATAGATGGTATCGAAGAAAGGTAAGGTAAATTATGGAGATATTAAGTCAATTTGTAATAGTAGCAGTTATGGGTATCTGTCTGGCATTAGGGTATATCATTAAGAATAGTTTAACATTTATCCCAAATAAGTATATACCGCTTATCATGGCGGTTGTAGGCGTCGGATTGAACGTCTGGATGAACAGCGGGGCATTTACACCGGAAATATTATTGGGTGGCTTAGCGAGCGGATTAGCAAGCACAGGAGCCTTTGAATTAATAAGGAATATCGGGAAGAAGGATGATGTTAAATGAAAGCAACACCAAGATTTATGACAAAGAACCGATGCTATACCAACGCGATCAAGCTGAAGCCCACAAAGTTAGTTCTTCACTCCCTTGGCGTGGCTCAACCAAACGCGAATGTCCTAATTAATTCATGGAACAACCAAACAGAAGATAAGTGTGTACATGCATTTATTATGGAACATGAGATCATCCAGACTCTTCCGTGGAATTATAAGGCGTGGCATGTAGGCAAGGGTCCTAAGGGATCATGGAACAGCTGCGCAATCGGCGTGGAGATTTGCGAACCATCCGGGCATAAGTACAACGGCGGTACAATGGTTAATTATGATGTCAAAAAGAATGCTACATACTTTGAAGCAGTTTATAACAATGCCGTGGAGCTATTCGCCTATCTGTGCAAAGAGTACAGTCTGGAACCATTGAAAGATATCTATTGCCATTGCGAAGTCAATAAACTCGGTTACGCTTCCAATCATGCCGATGTAATGCAATGGTTCCCGAAACATGGCAAGAGCATGGATACATTCCGTTCAGATGTCAAAGAAAAGTTAGCTGAGATGCAAAAGCCGAAAAAGAATACGGTTTACCGGGTACAGGTTGGCGCATTCGGGATCAAAGATAATGCAGAGAGGCTTGTCAAGGAACTTAAAGCAAAAGGGTATGAGCCTATCATCGTTGAGGCATAATCTAATCACGTAATCCGTGGTAAATTTAAAGCAAAGATAAAAAGGCGGTGAATTGGTTATCTAAACCTATAACCGCCTTAAAAGTCAAAATAGAGCGTCATAATAAGCCATTGCCTTAATTGGTGAGGGCTTATTTTATTGCAAAAGAAAACCCCGCACTTGGCGAGGCTCTTTTCTAGAAATTCTAGTTTCTAACTGTTTATCTATTTTCTGCTTTTTTGGGATAAATTCATATTAACATCTATATGTGATTCTGTATAGTTGGTGATATGCCGAAAGTAGTTAACATATCTATACGTTTTCACTATCGTCTTTCTTACCGTACAACAACCACATAGGAGATATTCCTAACACATCACACAATGTCATGATCTTTGTTACCGGTAAGTCAGCCTGTCCATTTTCGAACCTGGAATATGTTGATTGTGCAATCCCCAGCACCTCGCAAACATGGCTCTGTTTTATTCTCTGTTTGGCTCTTGCTCTATATGCTCTATCGCCTATTTCCTTAATGTTGTATCCCATAGTTCCCACCTCTGGGAAATAATAACATATAGATTAGACCAAAACAACAAATTGCGATAAAATATCCATTATACGAAAATATATCCATTTATGGATAATGCGACAATTTTACCACATTTATGACACAGTTTGACCTTACACTTTGATATTATGAAAAGTAGCCACCGGAGGCACATATTGAGCGTAAATCATTCCCTAATTTACTAAAATTTTCGTAGCACCTTGCCCGTGCTGCGCCCAATTTTATCAACGCCACAAAGCGTTTAGATACTGTCAGCAATTTTTACTATTGAAAACAAACACGTGTTCTGTTATTATTGTATTAATTTCACCGCTGAGAACTGTTGTTACTTAAAAGGGGGCAATATATTGAATAAGGCAATAGAAGAACTTATCATTAAACGCTGTGAGGCAGCAAAGCTTGAAGATGATGAATATTTGGAATGTGAGCGAGGCAATCACGAGGTTGAAGAAGTGCAATCACTGGCAGAAATAGCATGTTACAAAAAGGGACTAAGGGATGCAAAAAGTTTCTACCGGCTTCTTGAATGTAGTGAAAAAATGTAGTAAAAATAGTGTTTTATTAGCATATATTGAACGATATATATAAAGTTGTTTAATATTTAGAACTCGCCAAAACCCAATAAAAATATGACATTCATCTGTTTTTAAGGCTTTGGCGAGATGCTATTAGACTAGACTAAGGATCTAGTCCGGGTTTCTGGGTAGGGGTTCAAGTCCCCTCGACTGCAGTTAGTAAAATCAAGGGTTTCAGCGTTTTCACAAGAAGACGTTGGGGCTTCTTTTTTTGCCGTGTAGTAAAAAATGTAGTAGCTAATTACATAACTTTAAACATTTTCTTGCGTTCCTCTTTGGTGATTGGCTTCTCTTCTTTGGCTTTTGGCTTAATGGAGTTATTGATTTTTTGTGCCGCTTCTTCATCCATATCCTTCAATACGTGTTGATATACATCCCGAAGCGTTGACACGTTTGAATGTCCAAGACGTTCAGCAGCAACCTTGTCCGGTATGTTTCCACGAAGCATTACTACTGCATTGTAGTGCCTAAGGTCATGTAGACGGCAGTGAGGTAAATCATGCTTGTCCAAAAGGAAATTAAAGCGTTCTGAAAGAGATTTCGGTTTCCATCTGGTTACGATGTTACTCTTTGCATCCGGCTTTCCATTGGCGTCATAATGTCTGAGTAGAGTCTCAATGACATAGTCCGGAGCGGATATGGTTCTTTTACTGGTTTCGTTCTTTGGATCTTTTTCAATGTTGCTTGTAAAGTTAACCATAGTTGTTTCAATAGTTATCGTCTTTCCTTTAAAATCAATATTTTCCCATCGCAAACCAAGAATTTCACCGCGCCTCAACCCAGACCCAGCACCCAGAATGATTGGGATCTCCTCGTCCTTACCGTAAACATAATCAAGTAGTTTTAAAAACTGATCCTTATTATAAACAACGGGTTTATATTTTACGATTGGTGATAATTCCACGCCATCGGTTGGGTTGCTCCTGATCTTCCCGTTGATCACAGCATAGTGAAGCGCAGCCTTAAGAAACTTATTAAGCTTAATAACGGTATTATTGCTAAGTTTTGGCATCTTCTTAGTAATAATTTTATTTCCGTGCTTGACTTTGTGTTCTCTCTCGTGTGAAAGCTTATAGTTATAAAAATTATCCAGTGTCATTGTCTTTATATCTTTAAGCCTCATATCTTTGAAGTACGGTTCGAAGTGCACATCAATATACATCTTAAATAGTTCCGCTGTGGTCCTTTCCCATTTTGCTTTGTCTGGCTTTTTTGCCTTGGGGTCCCACATATCGTATCCTGATCTGATCCGGTGATATTCTTTTAAAAAAGCAATCAGCGTATCTTTGCTTAGAGGAGTGTACTGCCCCGTCTGAATGGCAAACAGGATTTCTCCAGCTTTTTCGATAACCTCTTTTTCTGACCACCCATAGATAAGCTTTGGCCTTTTTGTTCCGATATCAACCGGATACACCCATCTACCATCTGAATTTCTTTGATATGGCTTTCCCATATAATTACCTCCTATACAAATCAATCATCTGGTCAAGCTTCTCCGCGGATACCTCCTCTTTGATAGCCTTGTTGATTACATTTAAATACTCTTTCTTATTTGCAAACTGAATTGTGTTGAAATCTCCGTTTCCGGAAAGCCAATCTAGAGTTACCCCGAAATAATCAGCTATGCTTATCAGCGCCGATAACCCCGGCTCGGATTTTCCATGCTCGTATCTCCATATTAGCGACTTGGTGCTTCCGACAGCCTCCGCGAGTGTCTCATAAGATAATTCTTTTCTTTCTCTCAACATGCTTAATCTTTTTGCAAATTCATTCATTTTTATTATTCCTCTCATTGCGTTTCATTTATGTAACGATTGTATCAAAAAAGTTTAATATATGCAACAAAAAGTTATTGACAAATGAAAATGTAAGGATTATACTACATTTAGAGTTCTAAATATAGAACGCAACAAACCCTAGGATTATCATGGAAAGGAGGTTTAAAATAGTGCAAAAAACGACACATAGAAAAGACAAGAAGCTACATAATTTACGCAAGTTCCGTGACGAATTTGATATAAGACAGGAAGATTTTGCCGTACTATTGGGATATAAGAAGTCTAATTACTGTCAAAAAGAGTTGGGCAAGATGGAATTTAAGCTTGATGAATTATTAAAAATTCAGAAAGCTATAAATGACAGGCGCGAAAAGGTCGGACAACCACCAGTAACACTTGATGAAATTTTCAAGTAATTTTTTTTACCCATAACGTTCTAAATATAGAACGACAAAAAGAAAGGAGATACATATTGAACGAATTACAGCAAAAATCAATTACCTCATTAGAGGTAGCGGAAATGGTGGACAAGCAGCACAACGAATTATTAAAAGATATACGCAGATATTCAGAGCAATTAGGAGAGGGGAAAATCGCCCAGTCCGATTTCTTCACCGAAAGTACATATCTTAATTCTCAGAATAAAGAGCAACCATGTTATATGGTCACAAAGAAAGGCTGTGAATTTATTGCTAACAAGCTCACCGGAACCAAGGGAGCAATATTCACCGCAAAGTACATAAACAAATTCCATGAAATTGGACAGCTTCTCGAGGCAATGGTTATTGAACTTTCACCAGAGCTGCAAATGTTCCAATCAATTTTTCAAGCGGTAGCACAGCAAGAACTCAGAAACAAGCAGATTGAACAAAAAGTAGATGTGATCGAGCAGACCAACAAGGCAATAAAAGAAACCATCATCGGCGTATATGATGATTGGCGGTCCGAGATCAAACACCTAGTAGCTTCTATCCAACGAGGAATGGACAAGTCCTATCAAGATACCTATAACGAGTTATACGATGCACTAGAAAAGCGAGCTCACTGTGATTTATCCAAGCGAGTGAACAACGGCAGGTTTAGACTTGCAGAGCATGGCATGACACCATCAAAGATTAATGAGTTTCGCCGGATTGATGTAATCGAATCCGATCCGAAGCTAAAAGAAATTTTTACAACTATTGTGAAGGAGTACGCGATTAAGTTTGTAGCGTAGAAGGAGGACAAGCAGTGAAGAAGTTACTTAAAGGAGTATTCGCATCAATTATCGTAGCATGTTTAGTATTTGTATTCCTGATTGCCTTAATGTTCGAGGCTGACACCTTGACATTGTGGAGTGCAATCAAATTGATCTTGGCTTACTTTGCTACCGGAGTTATAGCTTTTGTATGCTATATAAGTATCGACATTAGAGAGAGAAATAAGGAGGATTGGCAAGAGTTACTTGATCGTGAGCGAAAGGGGTTGAGGTAATGCCAAGATATATATTATGTCCACATTGCGGTAATGTGTGGCAGATAAGTAAACTACCAAGGTACGCTATGGACAGTATAAATGTCCAGATTGTAGTGAAAAAGAAAAAGCCCAAAAGGAATCACGAGTTCCTAGAGGGCAGTTAACAAAAATATCTTAAGTGCATTATTGCACAGAATTGGAGGAATTGCAATATGTTTAAAGTTGGTCAAAGAGTTGTATTCATTAAAGGTACTTATGTAGGCGTAGAGGGTGTGGTCGTTGATGTTGATAAAGGAGATCCAGATCTTCCGTATTCCGTTGCTTTCGAAGATGAATACGAAGAGGAAACAAGAGGATGGTTTTCTGATAAGGCAGTAGAAGCAGCAGAGGAGGCTGATTAGTATGATAAACACAGGAATGGTTCGTAAATTGGACGAGCTTGGAAGAATTACTATTCCTAAGGAATTAAGAGATACCATGGGGCTAGGTGAAAGAGCTCCACTGGAAATTCACGTAGATGAAGGTTCAATTGTTTTGAAGAAATATGTAAAAGATAAAAAGGTTTGTGCTCACTGCCAATCCACTAGCGAATTGATTTCGTTGGATGGAACTCATATCTGCTTACCGTGTTTTTACCGGTTATCTCAAAAGGTAAAGAACGTGGAGCGTAGATCACCGGTTGGTATCTTTTAAAGGAGGTCTTTGTAGTGATATTTAAGATTGGTGAACGAGTAGTCAATACTGAGGCTACGACATTTATTCCAAAAGGAATGACCGGAACCATTGGAGAGGAAGATAGCTGTCCTTGGGTAACATGGGATAACGGAGAAGTTTGGTGTAGAGAGGACAAGCATCTGAAATTATTGGATGCTAATAAAAATTAGGAGGATAAGGAATTGAATATATCAAAGATCAAAATTAGAACCCTATTCGGGTTAAAGGCTTTCGAAACAGACGGAAAGTCAATAGAATTATCCGGCAAAAACGGAGTAGGAAAGACATCTGTATTAGACGCAATAAAGTATGCACTTACCAATAAGTCAGATAGAGAGTACATAGTACACGATAACGAGCCAGAGGGCGAGATCCTTATTGAGACAGATAATGGGCTAGTTATTGACAGAAAGAAGCGTACACAGCAAGCAGATTATAAGAGCGTCAAGCAGAACGGCAGAGAGGTAGGAAGCCCGGAGGCATTTCTTAAAGATATTTTTACAACACTGCAGCTTTCCCCGGTTGAGTTTATGCAGATGGATAAGAAGCACCAAAACGCCATTATTCTGGACATGATTGAATACGATTGGTCGCTTCAGACAATCAAAGAGTGGTTTGGCGAAATCGTGCCAGAAGTCAATTATGATCAAAACATTCTCCAGGTGCTTAATGATATTCAAGCCGAGAATGGATATTATTTCATGCGTAGACAGGATATTAACAGAGACATCCGAAATAAGAAAGCTTTTGTTGAAGAGATTGCCGTAAATATCCCGGCTGGATACGAGGCTGAGAAGTGGGAAAAAGAAAGCCTTAATGAGATTTACACCGACATTGAGAAAATCCGCAAGGATAACGAGACTATTGACAAGGCTCTGCAACTTATCGAAAACCGGAATAATAAGGTTCGCAAGTTCGAAGCTGACAAGGAAATAGCCTTAGCTGCTCTTGACCGTGAATTTGACACTAGAGCCAATCAGATAGATCGTGACATTGCTAATCTTAAGGCGCAGATTAAAGCCCTTGAAACAGAGCATGACGGTCTTACAGAGAAGAAACAGGACAAGGTATCTGTTATTGAAAATCAGTATAAAGCTGCCGTCTCGAAATATGACGCAGAGGTTGAGGAATACCGAGAGTATACCGGCAGAGAAAAGAAATCTATTGTTGAACTTTCCGAAAAGGCGACAATGGTCGAGAAGATGAAATCACATATTAATGAGTTCCGAAGAATGACTGTATTACAGACCGAAGTTGAAGAGCTGCAATCACAATCTACAGAGCTTACAAGAAAGATTGAGAAAGCAAGAACTCTTCCCGGTGAAATTCTAGAAACTGCAGTGATCCCGATTGACGGATTAACCGTAAAGGATGGCATTCCTTTGATTAATGGTCTTCCGGTATCCAATCTTTCCGACGGTGAGAAACTTGACCTTTGTATTGATGTTGCAATTCAGAAGCCGAACGGCTTACAGATCATCCTTATTGATGGTGTAGAGAAATTGTCTACAGACCTTAGAACGAAGCTTTACCAGAAGTGCAAGGATAAAGGGCTTCAATTTATTGCAACTCGTACAACCGATGATGAAGATTTAACAGTCGTAGAACTGTAGGAGGCAAAATGAGAACCTGTCAATATCGAGGAAAGACAATTACAGGGAAGTGGATTTTCGGTAGTTTAGTCAATACCACAATTGGTAATACAAAAACCTGGATAGTTGTCACAGCAAGGGGTAACGGTGGTTGGTTCAATGTTATTCAAAGAAATTATGTTAAGCCAGATACAGTTGGACAGTTCACAGGACAATATGACAAAAACGGCAAGATGATTTTTGAGGGTGACATCGTAAAAGTGGATGATTTAATCTATCAAGTGACTTTCAAATATGCACAGTGGAAGTTTGACATTATAACAGACAAAATATACTGCAATCCTTGTTTTTATAGCCATGCTGATATGTGTGTGGTCATTGGAAATATACACGATAACAAAGATTTATTGAAAGACGGAGGTAATTAAATGAACGAATTAATAAAGCAAGAAGCATCTTACGAATTAAGCACAGGTGTTTTTTCAACCATAGAGAATTTCAAAGAAATATATGATATCGGTAAAATGTTTGCTACTTCCACTTTAGTTCCGCAGGCATATCAAGGTAAGCCTATGGATTGCACAATAGCCGTAGATATGGCCAACAGGATGGGAATCTCCCCGATGATGGTAATGCAGAACCTTTGGATTGTTAGAGGAAAACCTTCTTGGAGTGGACAAGCTTGCACAGCATTAATCGAGGGTAGCGGTAAGTTTAAAAACCTCAGACACGTATATACAGGCGAAAAAGGCACAGATACATGGGGTTGTTACGTAGAGGCCGTTAGAATTGAGAATGGCGAGGTTGTACGGGGTGTTGAGGTTACTATTGCAATGGCTAAAGCCGAGGATTGGGTTAATAAACCAGGTTCGAAATGGAAGACTATGCCGGAATTAATGCTTGCTTATAGAGCATCGGCGTTCTTCGCTAGGGTACATATTCCCAATGCTTTAATGGGTGTTTCCGTAGAAGGCGAGGCACAGGACATTCAGAAGTCAGTAAAGCAAGAACCGCCTATGATCTCCTTTGAAAGCGAGGTAGTTGAAAATGATATTAACTAGTGAAAACTATTTTAGTCCCGAGGCAAGCAAAGAGTATTTATCAGTATCGCAATATAAAAACTTCATGGGGTGCATGGGAAGTACCGGATGTGAAGCTCAGGCAATGGCATTACTAAACGGCGAGTGGGATATGGATGATAAGTCAACCGCTTTGCTTGTGGGTTCTTATGTGGACGCTCACTTTGAGGGGACACTTAATATATTCAAGGCCAAGAACCCGGAACTATTTAAAAAAGACGGTGGATTGAAATGTGATTATGTAAAAGCCGAGGAAATTATAAACCGGATTGAGCGCGATGAATTATTCATGCAGTTTATGTCCGGGGACAAGCAAACCATAATGACCACCGAAATGTTTGGATCTCCATGGAAAATCAAAATTGATAGTTACTTAGAAGGTAAAGCCATTGTTGATCTAAAGGTGATGAAATCTCTTAGAGATAAATTCTATCATAAAGATTTTGGACACATAGATTTTGTTCAAGAATGGGGTTACGACATTCAAGGGGCAGTATATCAAGAGGTTGTTTATCGCAATACCGGTAAGAGACTTCCATTCTTTATAGCTGCAGCATCCAAGGAAAAAGAAACAGATATAGAGTTGATCTGGATACCGGATGAACATCTTCATGAAAAGCTAATTGAGATCGAAACCAATACTCCTAAAATTATGATGCTGAAAAATAGAGAGGTTGAACCGATCCGCTGTGAGACTTGCGATTATTGCAAGCACACTAAAGTCCTAACAAAACCTATCCACTTTTCTGAATTATTGGGGGAAGCGTGATGTTGAATAAAAGCATTATGGTAGATGATAAAGAACATTGTATTTTCTGCTTTAGCGACCACGTTGAAGAGCATCATATTTTCTTTGGTGTAGCAGACAGACCATTTTCAGAGAGATATGGATTAACCGTACCGTTGTGTAATCATCATCATACAGGAGGCTCAGACAGCCCACACAAGAACCGTATTGTGGATTTGGCGTTAAAGTGTTGGGCACAGACAGTCTATGAACAGCATCTCGGAGACAGAGACAGGTTTAGACGAGAGTTTAGAAAATCCTATTTATAGTACTTCCGGTATAACATATCACAGTGTCACCGGATTAACATACCTTATCCGAGCCGGGGAGGCTGACCACTTCCCCGGAGAAAGGAGAACAATGGAATATACCTTTACAATATTGGGCCGATTAGATGCCTTAAACGAATATACCTCAGCCAATAGAACCAATCCTCACAAAGGCGGAAAAATGAAGCGCGATAACGAGGATACCATAATTTGGTCAATACGACAATTTTTAAGAGGGGTACATATAGAAAACCCAGTATTAATATATTATCGCTTCTACGAGCCAAATTCAAAGCGAGACAACGACAATATCCTCAGTTGTGCTGCTAAGTTTATTCAAGACAGTTTAGTCAAAACAAAGGTTCTGGTAAATGACAATCAAAAGTGCATACATAATTTTTACTTTGATACGCTTGTTGATAATGAAAATCCAAGAATAGATGTAACAATCACTGAACTTTCAAAGGAGCAGTCCAAGATGTTACTAGTTGATTTACTTAAAGATTTAGGGCGGTGATTAGATGGCAGATGATAAAAAATACTACTGGCTTAGACTTGACCGTAATTTCTTCAAACGTCACGACATCCGCATTATAGAGAATATGGAGAATGGAAAAGAATACGTCTTATTCTACATGAAGTTGTTACTCGAGAGCATAGATCATGTAGGCAACCTGAGATTTAATGAGCTCATACCTTACAATGAGTCAATGCTTGGAACTATAACCAATACGAATATTGACATCGTAAGAAGTGCTATAAAGCTTTTTGAAAATCTGGATATGCTTGAAATACTTGACGATCAAACTATTTATATAACCGACACCAAGAAGATGCTCGGTGAGGCAAAGTCCGCTGACAGGGTGAGAAGATTTAGGGAGAAACAGAAACAAATTCCAGATGTAACGGGTTGTAACGTTACAGAAACGTTACATGTAACGGAGATAGAGAAAGAGATAGAGATAGAATCAGATATAGATAAAAAGAAAAAGAGTAGTCACTTCGTTCCTCCCACACTCGAAGAAGTAAAAGCCTATTGCACTGAGCGAAAGAACAATGTAAATCCACAGAAGTTCTTCGACTACTTCAATACACCAGACGCACAAGGTAGAACTTGGATTGACAGCAAGGGGAACAAGGTTAAGAACTGGAAGCAGAAAATAATCACATGGGAACAGCATTCCAGTTCGGATAGCTCCAAGAAGCCAGATCAACCCAAGCCGAATAAATTCAACAGCCATCCCACAAGAGGATATACAGCAGAGGATTATTCAGCAATTGAACAAGCATTAAGAAATAAAGGATTATAGGAGGGGTTATGTTAGATTTCGGATTTTACAATATGGATTGTGTCGATGGGATGAAGCGGTTCCCTGATAAATATTTCGACTTAGCTATAGTAGATGTGCCATATGGTATAGGAGAGGACGGTAGCAAAAATCATTCTCGTGGAAAATTAGCAACATCTAAGGATTATAAACAGTTCCATGGTAATGATACTGAAGCCCCCACCGACGAGTATTTTACGGAGTTGCTAAGAGTTTCTAAAAACCAAATTATATGGGGAGCCAATCATTTTATTAGTAAAATTCCATTTGATAGTCATTGTTGGATAGTTTGGGATAAGGTTAATGGTGAGACGGATTTTGCTGATTGTGAGCTTGCATGGACAAGTCTTGATACTGCAGTCAGACAATTTACATATAGATGGTCTGGAATGCTTCAAGAGAATATGAAAAACAAAGAAT